AAGGGTAGGAGAAGTAGAGAGGAGACTAACAAGATTAGAGCTGCTCTTGGGTTAACCGTTAAGGTTGCTCCACCTAAAAGAGACTACACTCCACCTGCTATTCTACCAGAGAAGACTAAGGCTAAGTCGCAAGAGATTCTTGCTGCTATGCTCACAGGTAAGAGTACTCTTGTAGTAAAGAAAGTAATGGACAAAGCTTTAGATGACAACGATTCTGATCAGATGGCTTGTCTCAAACTGCTTATAGATCGTATGATCCCTACATCTTATTTTGAGAAAGAGAATAAGGGTAACAAAGGGATTACTATTCAGATCATGGGCGTAGGTGAAGTAGGTATAAAAGAAAATGAAGACGAACCGATTGAAGCAGAATACGTAGAAGAGAAAGAGATAGAGAATGGATGAAAGTAACGGCTTCACTCAGTATGGTCTAGTACCTTCAGGACCTGTAAATCTTTCTAAGAAACTAGGAAGTATGTCTCTTTCTCTTTTAGGAGATCTTACTTCTAGAGTTCTACAAGGAGATGTCTCATACGATGGACAATATGGTTCAGTGGGTGCTTCTAAGCAAATAGGCGGTCCTACTAATCTTAGAGGTTCTTACTATACACCTGAGGGTGAGTTATCTGCTTCTGGTACTACAGCTGGTATAAATAATATAAACTATGCAACTGGTCCCTATAATATGGGAACTGATACTAAAGGTAATTACTATGGTAGTTATCAAGGAGATGGATTCCGAGTGAATGCTACAGATAAATCTCTAGACACTTCTTTTGAAATACCTATGGTAGATAGAAGTAATAGTATGAGTGCTGGCTTTGGTTATGATGGTAACTCTAAGACTCCTGAAGTCTATGGTCAGTTCCACAGACAACTCTCAGACAATGGCTTTGTAGATGCTTCTGGTAGATTAACTCCTAAAGGTTATGAACTTATGTTACAGGGTGGATTCTCCTTCTAATCTATGGCAAATCTACAGGTTAAGTTACACGATAAACAATTAGAGATATTCAACGATCCACACAGATTCAAAGTAGTAGCAGCAGGTCGACGCTTTGGTAAGTCTCGTCTAGCAGCTTGGACCTTGATTATTGAGGCACTAAAGAGTACTGAAAAGGATGTGTTCTATGTAGCACCTACTTATCAGCAAGCAAGAGATATTCTCTGGTCTCTTCTTAAAGAGATAGCACGAGATGTGACAGCATCTGCCCACGAGAACACTTCGGTGTTGACTCTTGTGAATGGACGTAAGATTTATCTCAAGGGTTCAGATAGACCAGATACTCTTCGGGGTGTAGGTTTAGCGTATGTAGTAATCGATGAATACGCTGACATGAAACCTCAGGTATTCGAACAGATCTTAAGACCAGCTCTAGCAGACGTTCGAGGTGGTGCTCTGTTTATTGGTACTCCTAAAGGTAGGAACCACTTCTATGAACTGTTTAAATACAGTGAGGGAGAGAAGGACCAGGATTGGAAATCATTCCACTATACATCCTACGATAATCCTCTTCTACCTAAAGAAGAGATAGAAGCAGCTAAGTTATCTATGTCTAGCTTTGCGTTTAGACAAGAGTTTATGGCTTCGTTTGAAGCTGCATCACGAGATTTATTTAAAGAAGAGTGGGTACACATAGATGAAGAAGAACCTAGTGAAGGTCGTTATTTCGTTGCTGTTGACTTGGCTGGCTTTATCAATGTGGATAAAGAGTCTGGTAATAAGAATAAAAAACTAGATGAGACAGCTATTGCTGTAGTCAAGGTACACGATGGTGGTTGGTGGATAGCAGATGTATTACATGGTAGGTGGGATATTAAAGAGACTTGTTCTCAGATAATGTCTGCAGTTGTTAAGTATGAACCTGTTGCAGTTGGAATTGAAAAAGGGAGTCTAAAGAATGCAGCATTACCTTACCTTACTGACCTTATGCGTAGGCACAATCACTACTTTAGGATTGATGACGTTACTCATGGTAATCAAAAGAAAACAGATCGAATTGTCTGGGCTCTCCAAGGTCGCTTTGAACACGGAAAGGTCTCGTTAAACTATGGAGCTTGGAACAATGAGTTCATTGACCAGTTAGTCAACTTCCCTAACTCCCAGTTGCACGATGACTTGATAGATGCAGTAGCATACATAGATCAGATACAGATAGTAGAATACTTTCATGATTATGACAGTGAAGAGCAGTACGAACCTCTTGATATGGTTAGTGGATTTTAAAAAAGGAAATAGTTAAATGAGTTCTAATAAACTAGTAGATTGGATTAACGATAGTGTTTCCGAATGGCGAGATCATCGAGATGATAATTATCTATCTGATTGGAAAGAATACGAACGTCTATGGCGTGGTATTTGGGCTGCTGAAGATAAAGTAAGGGAATCAGAGCGTAGTCGTATTACTTCTCCTGCACTACAACAAGCTATTGAGAACCACACAGCAGAGATAGAAGAAGCAGTCTTTGGTCAAGGTGACTATCTATTTGATATAGATGATGACATGGAAGACCAGAATCCTGCAGATGTAGAGTACATGAAACGCTACATGAAGGAATGCTTTAAGAAGAATAAAGTCCGTAAAGCAGTAGGAGATGTAATCCTTCTAGCCTCTATCTATGGTACAGGTATTGGTGAGATTACTGTCAAGAAAACTAAAGAGCTTACTCCAGTAACAGTACCTCTACAAGGTCTTGATATTTCTAGTATCGGGGTACAAGAAGTAGAGAAAGTACGAGTAGCTCTACGTCCAATTAATCCTCAGAACTTCCTTATAGACCCTAATGCGACTTCTATTGAAGACGCTATGGGTGTAGCTATTGAAGAGTTTGTATCTGCTCACTCAGTAGCTCAAGCTATCAATCAAGGTATCTACCGTGATGTAAAAGATTTAGGTGATGATGCTACTCCAGATAGTGACCTAGAAGCTAGTTTTATAGATACAGAATATGATGATGATAAAATTCGAGTACTACGTTACTACGGACTAGTTCCTAAAAATCTACTAGAATCTGCTCTTAAAGAAGATGGAGATATTGTTAGTTTATTTGGTGATGAGGATGAGTCTGGTGAAGTAAGTGAGTTAATGGAAGAGTATGGTGATCTAGTAGAAGCAGTAGTAGTAATTGCTAATGAACACTCTCTTCTAAAGGCAGAGAAATCTCCTTATATGATGAAAGATCGTCCTGTAGTTGCTTATCAAGATGACACTATCCCTAATCGTTTCTGGGGTCGTGGCGTTGCAGAGAAGGGCTACAACATGCAGAAGGCTATCGATGCACAACTACGTAGCCACTTAGATAGTTTAGCCCTTGCAACCGTGCCTATGATGGCTATGGACGCTACTCGTCTACCTCGTGGTAGTAAGTTTGAAGTACGTCCAGGTAAAACTATTCTTACTAATGGTAATCCTCAAGAAATCTTGATGCCATTTAAGTTTGGTTCAGTAGATGGTGCTAACATTCAGACAGCACAGCAGTTCGAACAGATGTTATTACAAGCTACAGGTACTATGGATACTGCAGCAATGCAGACTCAGCCTGAAGGTGCTAATATGTCGTTCGCTCTTTCTGCTATTATTAAGAAAAACAAACGTACTTTGGTCAATTTCCAAGACAGTTTCCTTATCCCTTTCATTGAGAAAGCAGCTTGGAGGTTCATGCAGTTTGATCCTGAGCACTTTAAGACACAAGATTGGAAGTTTATCCCTAGTTCTACACTAGGTATGCTTGCTCGTGAGGTAGAACAGCAACAATTTATCAACCTAATGAAAACTCTAGGTCCAGATAGTCCTCTAGTTCCTATTTTAATGCAAGGTGTCCTAGAAACTTCTAACTTAGCTAACAAAACTCAGCTATTACAGCAGTTAGCTCAAGCACAACAACCAGATCCACAGGCACAACAGATGCAAATGCAGCAAGCACAGCTACAAATGGGTCTAGTGGCAGCACAAACTGCAGATCTTAACACTAAAGCAGGCAAACAACAAGCAGAAGCTCGACAAATTGCTGTTGAAACACAACTAGAACCAGAAGTAGTAAAAGCTAAACTAGTTGCAGCTCTATCTACTAACCTAGATGCAGGTCAAGGTGACGATAAAGAGTTTGAACGTCGTGTTAAAGTTGCTGATCTCCTACTAAAAGAGAAAACTCTTAATCTAAAAGCAGTAGATAGTGCACAAAACAGGGAAATTGTCAAGATGCAAATGAATAGTAAAAATAACCCTTGACTTTTAAATAATCTTATGGTATAATCATTATATAAGTAAAGCTATTATAACACATTCTTATGAAAGGTGCAATAGTTTGGATAGAGAATTACAAGATTATTATGAAGAAAGATTTAGTACGATGTCCTCTAAAGGGTGGAAAGACCTAATAGAAGATGTAGAAAAGATGTATGAAGCAACAAACCAGATAAGTAGTACTGATAACTTTGAGGGGTTCCATAAACGTAAGGGTCAACTAGATATCTTACAGTGGATTCTCTCTCTACAACAAGTATCAGAACAAGCCTATGAGGAGTTGCTTAATGCGGATAATGCTTGATTTTAAGTGTACTGTTTGTGAACATACAGATGAACGGTACGTAGATAATACAACAGAATACACTGAGTGTTCTATATGTAATAGTAAAGCTACTCGTATGATTAGCACACCTACTATTTCATTAGAAGGATACTCAGGTAGCTTTCCAGGTGCAGCAGCCGCTTGGGAAAAAAAGCACAGAATGGCTGCTACCCCAAGAGATTAGCTACGATAGCCAAGTAGTTAGTTCCTTTCCTAAAATGCTTATATGCACAGGAGACTTAATATGGCACAAGTAATAGATGAAGTTTTAATTAATGATCTAGAGACTGACTCAATTGATAGTATTGACAACTCGGAAACTTTAGATACCTCACCAGCTAAACCTGCAGATGAGGTTGTAGACAATCTACCAGAGAAATACCGTAACAAATCGCTAAAAGATATTATTGCAATGCACCAAGAGAGTGAGAAATTGATTGGTAAGCAAGGTAATGAAGTTGGCGAACTACGTCGAACAGTAGATGACTTTATTAAGACTCAAACTTCTAGAAACTTACAGACAGATGTAGAACCAGATCTTAGTGATGATGACTTTTACTCTGATCCTATACAAGCAACTAAACGGGCTATTGATGAACATCCAGCAATCAAGGATGCTAAACAACAAGCTTTGGTTATGAAGCAAGCAACTGTGCAAAATCAGATTGCTTCTAAGTATCCTAACTTCCGTGAAATTGCTACAAGTGAGGACTTTGGTAAGTGGGTAAATGGATCAAAAGTACGAGTAGAGTTATACAATAGGGCTCAAAATGATTTTGATTTTGACTCTGCTGATGAACTTCTTTCTACTTGGATTGAACGTCAAGAGTATACTAAGAAAGTAACTGATACCTCTAAATTAGACCGAGAGCAACAACTTAAATCGGCAGATATGGGGACATCAGGTGCAACTGAATCTACATCAAAAAAGAAATATCGTCGAAGCGATATTATTAAACTTATGCAAACCGATCCTGATCGATACGATAGTATGGCAAACGAAATTATGATTGCCTATCGAGAGAACAGGGTAATATAAAAACAATTTAGAAAAGGATTTACAAAATGGCTTTAGGCTCAAATCACGTAACAAATACTACAGGCGCATCCTTCATCCCAGAAATTTGGAGTGATGAGATTCTTGCTGCTTATAAGAAATCTCTTGTAGCAGCTAACCTATTTAAGAAAATGTCTTTCTCTGGTAAGAAAGGTGATACTATTCATATCCCTTCTCCTACTCGTGGTGTAGCATCTCTTAAAGCATCTGAAACTCAAGTAACTCTACAAGCAGCTACTGAAACAGAAGTACAAGTATTAGTAGACAAACACTACGAATACTCTCGTTTGATTGAAGATATTACAGAAGTACAAGCTTTATCTTCTCTACGTCGCTTCTACACTGAAGATGCTGGTTATGCTTTATCTAAACAAGTTGATAGCTCATTGATCCAATTGGGTCGTACTTTCAACGGTGGTTCAGGCGTAACTTACGGTGGTGCTTACATCGGTGCTGATGGTACAACTGCTTACACATCAGGTTCAAGCAATGCTTCTGCATTAACTGATGCTGCTATCCGTCGTACAATTCAACGTCTAGATGACAACGATGTTCCTATGGATGGTCGTTTCTTCTTGATTCCTCCTTCAGCTCGTAACACATTGATGGGTTTAGATCGCTACACTGAACAAGCCTTTGTTGGTGAAGTTGGTAATGGCAACACAATCCGCAATGGTGAAATCGGTAACTTGTATGGTATCCCTGTATTTGTATCAAGCA